TGGTGGGGAACTACGAGAGCCGGACCCAAAGCAAAAGAAAGTATTTACAAAATTTATAGATAATCCCAATCCTGAAGTGGATCTATATGAGATAATTAGATCATATTTGAAATGGGTCCTTTCAATTGACGATTCATATATTTCTGTTAGTTATATTGGCCGGAATAAAGCCGGCAAAATGATCCTCTCTAAAAAGCCCTTGGGATTATTTGTTGAAGATGGATTGCATATCCAGAAAGTTGAGCAGGGCGATGACAAATACGGGTATTTTTGTCCAATCTGCAATCTTGAAGAAAAAGAAGATAGCTTTTCAGAAGAGATGGGTATATGCAAACAGCACAAAATCCCTTTGTGGGAAACTGCATATGTTCTTGTACAGGGCAGCACTATCACAAGGCGCTATTCAAAGAAGGAAATTATCGAAGGTCACTTCAATAGATTGCTTCCTGAGAAATATGGAACGCCTATTCTCTTATCTTGCTGGGACCAAGTCAAAGTAACAAAACAAATAGATCTATTCAATTTGGGTAATTTTGAAGAAGGCAAACTTGGGAAGATTTTTGCATTTAGCGGCACAACACAATCTGAAGTTGAAGCGATAGGTAACAGAGTCAAAGAATTGGCCGAAGCTGCAAAGAAGCTCAAAAAGAAGATCACAAACATGTGGTTAGCATCACCTGGCGAACTAAAAGTCACTGATGTTCTGGATGATCCATCAAAGTTGGAAGCAATTGAGTGGCACAAATACTACAGGGATTTAGTCTTTTCATGTCATGGAGTAATGCCGGTTTTTGCCGGATCAGTTGAATCTGGGAAAGCTGGAAACAATCCAGGATTGCAAATTGAAGTGCAGCACGACACGACAAAGGCCTGGATGAAAGTATTTACAGAGCCAGTCAACACGGTACTAATGGATCAATTAGCCATAACTGATTGGTATTTTGACTTTGAAGAAGTTGAGATTGCTGATGATCGTGAAGATGCAGAGATAGAAAAGATTAGGGCCGAAACTGTTGCAATATACACTCATTCAGGATATGAAGTTGAATTCAATGACGATGGATCTTTGAAGCCCCCCAAAAAGATGGAAAAAGAGCCGGAAGATCCAAAAGAAGATGCTAATCAGCAGTTAGCAGAAAATGGCAAAAATACTAATTCCCAATTAGCAAAATCACAAAGACAGTGGCACGCTTATATCCCTGATAACTTCATGGATGATCCTGAAAAGATTATGGCTGCTGTTGCAAAAAGATACGAGCAGAACGTTAACAATATTTTTGAAACTTATAATATTCATGCTGACCGGAGCAGATTGATCCAGGAGATTGAATCTGAAATAGCTGACACATCAAAAGCGCTTGACGTCACCCTCCGGCATTATTTATTCCCCCTATATTTAGAAGCTTATCGTAAGATCACAAGCGAATACACAAAGCTATTCCAAAAAGGCGCACTTGATAGTCCTGACCCTTATGCACTTGCATACATGCAGGAGTTTATGGGAAGTTATGAAACTCCATTTTTCAAGTCCTGGGGCGATAAGGAAAAGGTGAAGATCTTCCAGATCATCGATGAAGAAGCTGCAAGAGGCTACAATTGGCAAAAGGTCGCAGGTAGGCTCAATAAGTATTTCCAGACGAGAGATAGCTATTACTGGAAGATGGTGGCCCGAACTGAAGGAACAAGAATCTTCATAGAATCTGGAATAAAGGCAGCAAAGGAACTTGGTGCAATTGAAAAGCGGTGGATCTTCCAGGACGATGGCCTAAATTGTGAGCATTGCGCCGAGGCCTTCCTAGAGGGATGGATACCAATTGACGATATCCCTAAAGCTGGGCAGGATATTCCTTTACACCCTCATTGCAGGTGCTATTATGAATTTAGAACACAGAGCATGAAAGATGAAGGATGGGACGCCAGGGAAGCCATTAGGCAAGTCGAAACACAAGATGAGCCTACAAGACCTTGGGACGCTGTAAATGCCGAGCAAAGGGCAGATTTCACAAAAGAAATGCATGATGCTTTGTGGGAATATTCCTCAACTTCATATTATATCAATACGATCTTGAGACATCCGTTAGATTACCTAAAAAGGATAACTTACAAACTTCAAATAGAGCGTGCATTGAAAGCTATTGAAACAATGAAAAAGATATTTGATCTAAAAGGAAGCAAGATCAACGAAGAAGGCGTCATTCTATGGAGGGGATTAGAAGAAGAAGATATCCTCACCCACTTATTAGATCCAGATGATCCAGAACTAAAGGATATCTTCGATGACAAGGGATTTTCAAGCACAAGCAAAGACAGTTCAATAGCGCTTTCATTTGGATACCATTACATGGGCGGTGCCGATTATATCACCATGCTAAAGATCCACGTACCCTCTGGAACTAAAGTGATTTACATTGGAAACTCATATGAATATACCCAAAATGAAGTTATACTACAAAATGGAGCTCTTTTCCATATAAATAACACTTCTATGAGGGGATTAACTGAATCAGAATTACAAATGTTATATAATGAAGGATTAGATCCTGAAATGACAAAAAATATAAAGGTCAAAATATATGATGTAGATTACATAGGTGATGCAAATAGCTAGCATAGAAGATCCAGGAAACCGATTTGTTGCGGGTAAATTTGTCACAAGAGGCATAAATCTATGTCTTATGTGCGTTCATTACCGTAAAGACAAAAAGTGCAACGCTTTCCCAGAAGGTATTCCCCATGATATATGGATTCTGAAGATCTTACACAAAAAGCCACACCCTGGGGACAACGGTATTATTTTCAAGCCCCTCCCAGAGTATGATACATCAATTGAAAATCTAAAAGAAACCTATGATAGAATTTCACCTTGATATCCAAACAGAGCCACTAAAGACTATTTTGGCAAAGGCCCCGGCTGGGTTTAGGGAAATTATTAATTCTGAATTTGCAGATTGGTCGATAAAGACTGTTAATAAGGCCAAATCAAGAGCGCCGTACCGAACTGGAAATCTAAAACAATCTGTTTTCCCAAAGAAAGAAACAGATCTCAAATTATCAGTGTTTGTTGATACAACAACACTACCAAATCCAGTCACCGGGGAAGTTGCAAACGTTGAATATGCTAAATATGTTGAGCCCCCTCCACTTGGTGTTGAAATGACACGGCCAATGAAGAGGACCATGTTTCTATATAATTCCGCCATGGAAGAATTAGATCTAATGACCAAGCGGCTAGCAACTAAATTAATTGATTATTTATCTAAACAAAAGTGATAACTATGTTCACCTTTGAAGGCGAATTTGCAAAAATGGACGATAAAAAAGACTTGTATATTTACGGCCCAGCATCTATGGAAATACTAGACACTCAAGGGGACATAATCAAAATTGACGCTATCAGGAAGGCCTTACCTCAGCTACTTAGGAGGGCAAGGCTCACGGTGGATCATTCTGATCACATTGTTGGGGAAATACTTGAAGCTGCAGAAATCAATAAAAATGTTTACAAGACCGAAGTAAGGCTACCCCTACCTGAAGAAATTACAAAGTTCAAAAATCTAGACAAAGACAAAGAAGCTCTTTTTGTTTTAGCCAAAGTTTGGGCCGATACAGAATATTGTTTGAAGATCCGAAAGGCAATTGCAAAAGGCGACTACCGGAAATACTCCATAACTGGAAATGTCTTGCAGGCGAGGCCATGCACCAGGGAAGAGTATTGTGGCAGATTAGTTTCGGATCTAAATTTGTCAGCAGTGACAATTTGCCAGGCCGGGGCAAATCCGGCAGCTGAATTTGATATAATCAAACGAGGTAATCAAATGACTGAAGAAAAACCTATTGAAAAAATTGAAGAAAAAGCTCCCGTTCCTGAATTCCTCTCAAAAGCAGACTTTGAGGCATACAAGGGCGAGACCTTTGCAAAGATAAACGAACTTACAGAGCTTATGAAAAAGCAGTTCGAAAAGAAAGAGGAAGATGTAAAGATTGAAAAAGAGGCCAAGAAACCTGAAGAAAAACCTGAAGGTATCAAAATTGACCTCACGAAAATGAAAGAAGAAGTCAAGGCAGAACTCAAAGAAGAGTTCACTGCAGTTCAGAAATCCCATGCTGTTGAAGAAAAAGCACCAACAGCAGATGATCTTACTGCAACACTTGCACAAATTGAGCTAAGGTGAAAAATATGACTGCACCATTTTTCAAAAGTTATGACGCAATGTTATATTATTATTACTGGAAGCCACTCAAAGAATCTGGATTTGATGTCAAAGTCCTCCAGAAGACAAAGAACATGAGTGAACTTGATGAAGAGATAGGAAACTTCCTCCTACAGAAAGAAGATGCACCAGTTATCACAACTACCACAGGAATTAGAAATGTCCTATTTGGCGCAACGCTAAACTCCCAGGTTGTTGTTGAAGCAAATGCATTTTCTCTCCTTCCAAAGAGGGCATGGAGCAAATCAGGATACAGGGCACTTACTGCCGCAGGACAGACCACAGGAGGAGAAGTAACTGAAACAGGCGCAATACCTGATACCAAAAAGCCAACTTTCGCAGAGGTAACAGTCTCGCCACATACAATTTCAAGATCAACAAACATGTCTGAAATTGAAAGGCTCCTGGAAGGTAAAGATGATACTGCCAAGTGGGTGGACATCATCAACTACACAGCTGCAGAATTCAAGAACACTTTGAACAGGAACATACTTGCAGATGCAGACGGCGCTGCAACAGATGGAACAATTATCACACCTCTCGACAGGATTGTTGGATCATACGATGAAGTCGCAGACACTGAACTCACAACTAATGAAGGTGACGTTTACGGCATTGATAGGGATGCAGCGGCAACATGGACAGATGCACAAGTTTCCCACGGTGGATCATCTGGAACTGAAACAGATAGGCCTCTCACACTTTCCATGATTGACGATGTAATTGCTGCATGTGAGCCATATTGGGACTCAAGCAAGAACAAAGTCATTTTGACAGGATACGATACCGCTGCAAGAATCAATAAGCTAGAAAGGCCAAAAGAAGTCTACACTCCTGACGCATATGTTGAGTTCAACGTTAACGGTATCAAGGTAAGAGGTAAGGAAGCCGGAATTCCAGTTGCAACTTTCAACGGAATACCTATAATTAGATCCAACCATGTTGTCAAAGATACCATCTCAA